TGATTCTTGGCGCCTTGTCCTTTCTCTTTCCGGGAGTTGCTAAGAGGACGTCCTCTTCACCGGTTTCACCCTCTTCCTCGCCGCCTTCGGCGTCGGCTTCTGGCGCGCCAGTGTCAGCTTCTGCTCCGGGTAGTGGCATCTCACCTTCTTCACCTGGCAGAGGCTCTCCACCTAGTATATCACCTTCTGGAGCGGGGGGGGAAGCACCCATTACTGATGCTTGTTCCGCTTCGCCAATAACTTCTAGTGTTGCTTCAAATTTTCTATCATAAAACATCTCTCTTTGGTTTCTCATGAACTCTTCGTCTGTCATACCAAACATCTTTCTTGCCAGCCATCGCTTGCTGAAGAATCCCTCAGTAGCTGATGATGCTGTTTCGAACTTTGTTTTCCAGTGTTCGAGTTCTTGGAGTTCTGCTAGTTTAGACGGGTTGTTCAAAGACAACTTAAAAGAAACTAAGTCGTCTTCGCGAAAGCCGAGAACATACAAATGTATAATCCCAATCTTTTCAAGCTCAGTTATCAGAGAGCGCTGAAGTCTTTGAATTGTCCTAGCAAAACGAATGTCCTTTTGAGCTAAGGTTGTTTTGTCTTCTTCCGAACCTTCTCCGCGCGAGAGGTAAGACTGAGGCACCTTAAGAGCTGAAAACAGCTTGTCTCTCAAATACTTAACGTCGTCGATATCTCCAGTATACTGTCCGCCTGGAAGGTTTTCCACTCGCGAAGATTGTCCGCCGCGAATAGGAATAAAATAATCCTCGTCAATTGACAGCGGGTTATATCTCAAGTCAACACGTCCAGTGTCGGGATCAACAACTTGATGCCTCTTCATCTGAGTCATTATCTTTTGCATGAACTGCTCGACGTCGTTAGGCGGGATATTGCCAACATCAACATAGAATACGCGGCGTTCAGGTGAACGAACAATGCGATAAGCCATCATTGCGTCCTCGAGAAGAGTTAGCTGGCGCCAGATTCTTCGCGCGGGTTCGAGGACAGCAGTGCCATATGGCGCATACTTATCATTACCAAGAATTCTGAAGTGTGCAACTTGCCAATTTTCAAACGTCATCCCGGCAGAATTCCACTGGAACTGCACATAGTTTGGATTTGTCTTGTCTTCGCCTTCTAGTCTTTCCATCTCTGCAGTGGGCAGTCCGATAACAGATTGTATCCCTCTGTCTTCATCAATGTCCAGGTACAGGAACATATCTCCGTACTTACACATAGTACGGCTCCACCCAAACAAGTTAAATTCAATGTTTATGATGTTGTAGTATAGTCCGTTTAGGAGCTGCTTTATTTCTTCGTTTGGGCAGTCCACATTAACTAAGGGCTGCAGCTTGCTGCTAGTTGTCATCTCGTCAGCGTATATATCCAATGAGGATGCTATTTCGGGAGTGTACTCCATCTGATCAAAGTCAACATATCTTTCGGTTCTTGCTTGCCCTGCCATTACGTTGGCTTGCAAATTGGAGAATGGATCGTAAGCCATCTTCTTGAAGTGCTGCCCGGATGCAGACTTAAATCTATCCGCAAATTTGTCTAAGTCGATTCTTCTTATTCGCCTACCCGTCTGAGTTCTATAATTAACTAACGGGCCCGAGAGGAGCCTAGTAAGTCTTCTAAATAACAAGTTTTCTGCGTTTCTCGGATTCTGATTCTTATCTGCCATTCTTATCCCCTAAACAGCCACGGATAGTCTATCTGTGTCTTCGTGTGTTCCTTCATTCTATCAGATATTTCATTGCTTTTATAGCCCTGCATACCTTTTATTGATGTATTTAATTTTGTGCTGGTTCTTATCATCGAATCAATCATAGCCTTCTTGTATTCTACATCCCTCTTATCAACAACTAGTGCCGTGTCTCTCACCCAACAACCAACCGCGCATGCCATTATTAAGTCGTCGTTATAAGATCTCATAGCTTGCGGCCTACCATGATTCCAGACAAATGTCTTCATTTCGTTAAAAAGCCTGGAAGAATATATGGTAATTAGTTTATTTCTTACGAATTCCTCCATCTTTGCAATAATAAGAGGGCGGGTTTTCATAGAGGTTGTAAAGCCAGCAACAGAATTGCTTCTGAGTTCCGCCTCATATTGATCCACATATTCATGAGTTGACTTAATGGAATAATAAAGGTTGGGGTATCCGCTCTCAATTAGCTTATCCAAAACTGCAAAACCGACTGAATTGTTCTCCACTATCAGCATACAGTTCCCGTACTCCCTCCCAGCGTCGAAAAGAACTCGAGAAAAGATATCAGGTGTTACCTTGCCTTGGTATTCTGCCACTATCTCCATAGTTTCCAGCTTCATCACATGAAAGACTGAATAATCCTTTCCGTCACCTCTTGCGACGTCGGCTGATATAATGTAACTAAACTCCTGCCTGTGCTCTTCCCACACCCATAAGTTCCTGTCAAACCCTGTCTTGTACTTTGGTTCGCAAACTTTTTCTAATATTCTATCGATGTCTTCCCCATGAAAGACAGTTTCTCCAGACATATTAAAGCTACATTCCAACTCTTGTGCGATGTCGCGTCTAGACATGTTTCTGGTTTCTTTTTCATACCAATTCTTATCTCTATCCGGATGAACATCCCATATTAATCTAGTCGGCTTGAAGTCGTTCTTTCCTTCATCCGCCTCTGTGTATGTCTTGTGAAACCAGTTCCCAACTCCATTGGGGGAAGATAAGGCAACGCATCGTCCACCAGTAGACAAGGTAGAGTACAGCGCAGTCCAGAGTTCGTCCATCCCCTCTACGTGTGCTGCCTCGTCGACAACTAACAAGGAAAGAGCTTCAGAACGACCGGCGTCGCCGCTGGTGGAGGATGCCTTGATTAGGGAGCCATTTGATAACTCGAAAGAGTTTCTATTGTCAATAGTAACATTGGCTATACGAAGCCACTCGGGTAGGCTCTTGATAGCCAGTTTCACCTTCTTTACTAGGTTTGCTGCAACCGATAGCTTGGTAGCAACCACCAAGACATTCTTCTCTCGATGGAACAACATAAGCCACACAATGTAAGAAGCCGTGACAGTCGATATTCCCAGCTGGCGTGCCTTCAATATTACATTGAACCTATTATCTTGGTAATCTTTTAATAACTCTTTTTGAAAGTCGTATAGCCTGAACGGAATCAAGCCTTCTTGAGGGTGTGTTATTTTAGAATAGGAATCTATAAAGTAGACAGGATCTTTGCCGCACTTGACAATCTCCTTCATCATTTCTTTTTTTGTCAAACGAAATGTCATTTATCACTTTCGAATGCCAGCTTTTATATTTGTCGGATCGAAATGATCGAAGCTATCCTTTTTTCTGCTGTCGTTATCTGCCTTCTTGCCATCACCGAGAGCAAGCCACTTCTTTATGCTGTCTTCCAGCCTATCTTCGCTGGGCTCCCCTATGGCTTCAGCATCCATGTTTCCAATAACATAGTGACACTTTGCCTGTACCATTGATCGAACTCGAGAAATATTCTGAACAAATATGTCTGGCTCTCCGTCCTTTTTAAGACTCAGGGCGCTACCTGTTATCTTTTTGTATTCTTTCTTGAGGAAGGAGGCGATATCCGCGATCATCTGTTCAATGTCGGACTCAAAACTATTTTGGTGCACCTCTTTAATACTGATTTCCGAATGATATCCTATACACAATTTGTTCCCATACACCTTAACACTAAAGCCGTCCATCACCCTTGAATCAATAAGGGGGTTACCCTCTTCTCTCTTAAGTCCAACGCTGAGCGCTTCACCGTCTGAGTCTGTTGCTCCATCATACGCATTTGCTGCTGCTTGCGATATACCGTTAATAATTTCTATTGTGCTTGCCATTTGTTACGCTCCCTCTTTACATTCTGAATAAAGGACTCCTAAACATAAGTAGTTCTTTAAACGCATTTAAGCTAATCTATTTCTGGACGCCAGCCTGCTCGCCAGCGCTCTTCTCTTCCCTCAACATGTGATATAAAACAACCAAAACAACACTGAAATTTGTTCATATACAAGTCGTCTCTTCTATCGAAAGAGTATTTATGACAAACGGGACACTCTCTATCTGACTTTCTGGAAAGGATTTTCTTAGATATTAAAACTCCATTTACTTCCTCTTTCCCTGATTTTTCTAAATTCTTATCAAGCCTATTGTAGAATTGCTTCATTTGCTCGATAAACTCTTTTTCCTTTTCATCAGTCCAGGCACCTTTCGGATTCTTTATGGCATCTTTCCCATACTTCTCCGATATTGCTTTTTCAAACTTTGCTATCTTGTCATAGTCAATTGACATCTTTTCAAAACCCCGACTGAGCTGAAACTGCAAGCCACCCTATCAGAAGTGTTGTTGCTATGCCTACAGTGAACCCTCCGGCGGCAAACCACATTCGCATGTCCGTCGGCCGATCTAGTGCAATTTTAGTCAAACTGTCGTTCTCTACTTTTAACGCTTCTTCGATTCTCGAATGGGAGGACTCTAAAGAGTTGATATGCGCCTTCAGTAGCCCCACCTCCAAATCATGCTTAGCTTTATCTTTAGTAAACTGCAGCTCAGCTTCAAGCTGACATCTTCTTTTTGCTTGCTCAGCGGATGTGATAAGTATTGCGTTTGCCTTGTCGCTATAACACCAAGCACTGTCTAGACTCAGGAGCGTTTCCCCTTTACGAAGATGCGTAAAACTAGGGGCTTCAGACGGAACTGGCTGAGAGTAAACTGGACATGCATTGAAAACAATACAAAACACCAGGGCTCTACTCAACATGTTTAAAATCGAAGATTCTTTCAATTTCTTTTCTCACCTCTTCGGGGTTGTTTTTAGATTTCACAACCACCTCTCTTATCTGTGCTTTGTGATGTTCTTCGAGTTCTTTCTCTTTTGTCTCGAAATCTTTCTCAATGCGAGTTAACAGTTCGTTGTACTCTTTTATTAAATTCTCTCTCTTAATGAGTTCCTTGTTGTGCGAATCTTTGACTGCCGACATTTG